GGGGCAGCAGCAGATGCTAAGAGGAATGATGATTCTGTTGCAACTCAGATTGCAATGGGTATGTTAGAGTTGGGTGCATATAAAACAGGTAAAGCAAAAGATTATGTTTTACTCATCAAAGGTAAATCTAATAAGTGGAGATACTCTAAACTTCAGGTTGTACAGTTGCTATCAATCATCAAGAATTTAAAACCTGCTAACAAGAGAAATCAGGTATGTGAAGACTTGTTCTTATATGCGTCCAGTCAGTCTCAGTATTCTGCCCCATACATGAAGATGGAGTGACAGATTACAAAGTGGCACAGTGCCGTCCCCGCTCTGCATGTGGGTGTGCTATAATATGGGAAACAGATGAGGAACACACCTTGCCCAACAAGCACCTTGAGCACCTTGAGGATCTAGTCTTCAGTGGTCGTAAGGAAGTGTTGGATGCTGTCTGGTCTGCACTCAACAAACCTAAACTGAGTGTCAAATGGGACGGTGCTCCTGCTATCGTATTCGGAACCAATCCTGCCAATGGCCAGTTCTTCGTCGGAACAAAATCCGTTTTCAATAAAGTCAAAGTCAAGATCTGTTATACTCAGGCGGATATTGACGAATATTACAAAGGCAACGTTGCGGACATTCTTCGCTTATGCCTTCGTCATCTTCCTCGTATCAGTGGAATTGTCCAAGCTGACTTCATCGGTGTCGGCGGAGGTTCTGTTTATCGCCCTAACACTCTGGAGTATCGTTTCTCCAGTCCGATCGATCGTGATATTATCCTTGCTCCACACACTTCTTATACCGAAGTTTCTCCGACTGCTGATGGGCGTGGCGGCGTCAATCTACTGTCTGCATTGGGCACTCACTTTGTAGGATATGAAGAGGCACATGCTTCTGTAACTAAGAATCCTCGATTCAATTGGATTCAGTTCTTGAGCAGATTGCCTAGGGTCAAAGTTCCTAGTGCAAAGGCACGTCCGTATATTCAGAAACATATCAATAAATTTTTCCGCACAGGAGTGGACATTCCTTCAGCAGAATTACTCTACTGTACGCTTCCTGATAAATATAAGTGTGAAGTCAACGTGACCACTTTTAAAGTATGGCATATGATCTTCCAACTGAAGCAAAATCTACTTAAGAGTATCTTTGTTGATGGAACTGTGAAATGCTACATAGATGGACAACCCTCAGAACATGAAGGATTTGTCACTGTTTCAGATAACCCCTACAAAATTGTAGATAGACTGACTTTTAGTAAAGCAAACTTCAATCTTAGTAAAAATTGGACGAATGAAAAAATTTAGTGCTTTCCTAACAGAAGCCCAAAGATCGTTTGCTGCTAAAGCAGCGGAAAAATTAAAACTCACTCATATTGGTTACGGTAGATACGCAGACCCTTCGGGGAATGTAACCCATATGAGTAAGGATGGAAAGCTTGTAAAAGTTACAGCAAAAGACACGGAGGTACCTCAGCAAAATGGAGGAGAAGAAACTGAGGGAGGCGAAGGTAAGGTCGATCAAGGTGCAATATCTATTACATTTGGAAGATTTAATCCACCTACTGTTGGGCACGAGAAGCTTCTATCAAAAGTAGCAAAAGAGGCAAAATCCAGTGGAGGAGAGTATAGAATATACCCCTCAAGGTCGGAGGATCCTAAGAAGAATCCCCTTGACGCAGGGACTAAAATTAAATTTATGCGGTTGGCATATCCAGATCACGCGAACGCAATTATCGATAATGATGATATGCGTACTATTTTTGATGTTCTCAGTGCCCTCGATGAAGACGGGTATAGTTCAGTTAATATTGTGGTGGGTGGTGACAGGGTGTCTGAGTTCAATTCACTCGCACAAAAATACAACGGAGACTTATATACATTCGACGAAATCAAAGTAACATCTGCAGGTGGACGTGATCCTGATGCTGAGGGTGTAGAAGGTATGTCAGCATCTAAGATGCGTAAAGCAGCAGTAGAAGATGACTTTGATTCTTTTGATAAGGGTATCCCTAAATCACTATCTAAAAAAGATAGAGAAGCATTGTATCTTACACTAAGACAGTCAATGCAAGTTCAAGAATCATTAGATGATTTTGCAGAGGCATCGTACTTTGTTTATGAGATTGCTCCTAAGTTAGATCCCATTGGTCTAAGAGAAGCATACTTTGACGGTGGTATGTTTGAAGTAGGCACCTTTGTTGAAAATATTAATACAGGTGTTGTTGGTAAGGTAGTTAGTCGTGGTGCTAATTACGTTATCTATGTTGATGAGTCGGATAACATCTTCCGTTCATGGTTAAAAGATTTAGTTGAAAGAAAGAATTCAGTATTCGGATTTGAGTTTACACCTGCTGGTGAAGTTGGAACAGATAAGATTGCATCTTATTATAGAAAAATGACACCAGGTGAATTCATTCGTAAGATAAATAAAAAGGACAAGGTTACCAAGTAAGATGAATTTAAACGAATTACCTGACATGTCAGATGCACTCAAGCAAGTGCAGATGTATGAGAAAAAGAAATTAGATCCCGTTGGAAAAGAAGATGGGGATGTCGATAATGATGGCGACAAGGATTCATCTGACCAGTATCTTATGAAGCGTCGTAAGGCAATTGCCAAAGCGATGAAGAAAGAACATCACCAAAAAGATGCTGACGGTAACATCATCGAGCATGATGGAGAAGAAGTAGAGGAGGCAGTCTACGGAGGGACGCCAAAAAAGTCTGAAGACAGTCGCATGACTGTCACTAACGCTGACAAGAAAGCAAACACTCCTGCCTATCAGAAATTCAAAGCAGGTGATAAGCGTTACAAAGCCGCTGATCACATGAAGGAAGAGGAAGAACTTGATGAAGCAATGAGTTCTTACGATCGCAACCGCAAGAGAGCGGCACAAAGAGCAGCAGCAAGAAACGCTGCCCGCGATGCTGGTAAGACTGGTGTAGTTCCTGGCGTTGGTTATGTAACTCCTAGAAGGGAGAAAGAGACGTACGTTGATTCTGCAGGCGTAACTCGTCACAAGTCAGGCGCTAAGAACGAAGCATTCTACTTCAGTGATGAAGAGATTGCTGACATGGTAGAAATTGATGAAGCAACAGATCAAGAACTGATTGATTTCTTCGTTGAAGCGATTCATGAACTCGCTGTTGATGAAGAGGATCTCCTTGAAATCTGTGAGCACCTTGAGGGTGTTGAAGTTATCACTGAGGTAAGCGACAAGTATTACGATTCTGCTGTTAAATCTTCAAAGGCAGCAGCAAAAGCAAACCGTCCTTCTCGTGTTGAGCGTATGAAGTCTGCCGCTAAGAAGGCAGGTTCTATGGTCAAGAAAGGTGTTAAGGCAGTAGGCAAGAAAGCAGTTTCTACTGCTGGTAAAGTTGCTGGTGAGTTCTCTGCTGCTAAGGCAAAGCAGAAAGCAAAAGCAATGGCACGTCCCGAGAAGAAGAAAGAAACATCTAAGAGTGATGACGATGGTACAGGTGGTAAGTTAGATGCACTGCTTGCAAAAACAAGAGGTAGCAGCAGTTCTTCCTCCTCTGATGGTGGCGGGGAAAGAGACGCAGGTTCTGAAGCAAGAGAGCGTCTTAAGTCTAAATCATCTAGCAGCGGTTCTACCCGTAAGGCTGTTGGTGGTGCTCTGAAAGCAGTAGGTTCTCTCGTAAAGAAAGGACTGAAGAAAGCAGTTGGTAAGACCTCCCGTGCAATCTCCAAAGGTAGCGACAAACTCGCTAAGCGTTTGGGTGAAGACTATGATAAAATTGCACATCTCTATGAGTCTGGTCTGTTTAGTATCGAAGAGATCGAGAACGTAATTGAAGAGGGTTACAAACCCATCGACAAGAAAAAAGAAGCTGCAATGTATCGTAGAGCAGGTAACCTGAGTCGCGATGCACTTAGCAAAGGACTGTCTACTAAGGCAGGTTCTAAAGCACAGGATAAGTCTGGCAAGATCGTAAGCGCAATCTCTTCTCAGAAGGAGCGTGAGCGTTTTAGCAAGATGGCAGACATCAAAGCACGTTCTAACTATGGCGGTTGATTATGTTATCATTTAATGACTTACAAGAGAAAAAGACCAAGATTAAACTAAATCCTAAGAAGGATGATGTTATGGAGGGTAGTTGCGGATCCATGCCTAAGATGGCAAAGGGTGGTGCAATTACCGTCGATAAACTCAAAAACAATCACGGTGATGATTGCAACTGTAAGAAGTGCGAGAAAAAACGTCGCAGTGAAGACCTTGGTGATGAAACAACAGTATCTACGGAGGAAACAGCCTATGTCAGTCAAGAAGAAGTTTCAGAAGAAAGCACAAAAGAAAGCGATTCTGAAACGAACCTCTTGACCTTCAATCAATATTTTGATGAAGCAACTCGTCTCAAGAAAGAGAAGGGGTACGATAAGGGTGGAACTAGGAAACCTTCTGGCAAACCATCTGCTATGGATTTTGTAAGAGCAGAAATTACCAAAAAGTATGGTAAGGGTGCTCTTATGGGCAGTGGTAGCAGACAAAAGAAAAAAGAGAAGGGTGCTAAGTCTGACGCTGGTACTGGAAAGTATAAGAGAGCAGCAGACGCTAAGAAGCAGACTGCTGCAGATGCTAAGAAACGTGGTTTTAAATCAACTCAGAACTACGTTGACACCATGGCACGTTATGGTGGTAAAGACAACTATGACAAAGGTCGCGGTTTAGGATCATGAACGAAGAACTCGCTCACCTGAAGAAAGAGAAAGAGTATAAAGAACGTGACGCTCGCATGAAATACGGCAAGCGTTACAAAGAAGTTATTTCCAATGCTAAAAAAGCAAAGGATAAACTTGCTCACGATACTAAAACCAAAGGTGTTCGTTTTTACGACTCCAAAGGTTCTGGTTACATGAAGGGTGGAGTAAAAAAATACGATTGAGCCTATATAGGGTAGACCCTATTTTAGGA